CTCCGAACTAAGATACACAAACGTACGAGGAATATAGACACCCCTTTTCATAAAATAATCACCAAAAATCCCCCCTTTTTACTTTTTTTGTCCCCATTGGACATGGTGTCCAGTGGGTTTTATATCGAAAATTATAAATATAGGTATTACATAGTCTATCTTTATGGGATATTCATGTAAATGTTTTACTATGAGCAAAAAACAGGGTACTTTGCGTATAAATTTGCCAATGGATGCAAATCGTAGGTATGATTTACGCCCTGGTACTATTGTTGATGTAGAATTACTTGTTTTGAATAGATCTTATGAGAAAGTTGAGGTAAAACATGGGATTGAAAATGTATCTTCTGGGTCTGGCGGGATTTTTACGGAGTTTGAAAGCCAGAGGCCGGTTAAGGGAAATCGAGTTAAGACAGAATGAGTTATTCATTTTAACTAAGGAAAAGAAGATGACTAAGGAGTTGGCTAGGGAATGGAATCTAATGCAAGGGGAACAATTGAAACTGAAACGTCTCCTGTGATGCCTATTTTGGAGGCTGAGGATTTGGATACTGTTACTCATATTGCTAATATTCGTGAGGAGGATGATTTAATTCGTGATATTCAGACTTTTGAGCGTGAATTGTCTAAGGGTTTGAAGGCTACTCATGAGTTGGGCACTAAGGTTTTAATTAAGCAGTATCAGTTGGAGAACGATTTGGCTGGTCAGATGTTGGCTAGCAGATTTGCTCGTGTTTGGATTGAGATTCAATATTTCGATCAAGTTTTGGAGAAGATTAGTCCTACTGTAACTTATAAGGGCCGTAAGGGTCATGCTATTACTCTTCCTCGTTTAATTATTCAGCAGCGTAATTTATTGGATACTCAGTTAAGACAATATATGGATTCGCTTGGTATTACTACTAAGCAGATTAAGGCTTACAAGTTTGAGTTGGAGAAGTTAAAGCTTCGTAAGGATCATGCTAAGGCTCGTTATAAGGGTTTAAAGCAAGGTAGTAGTGATGTTGACTTTAGTAAGATGATTGAAGTTAATAGTAAGAAAGATAAGATTTAAATATAAGTTGTGCTTATTTATTGATATTGACCAAATACTGTTGATTGGTTTAGATACCTTTTGTATCAGTTCAAAGGCGGTTATGTTGATTTTTTGTTGCAACTAAACTATACAAATGAAGAATTTAAAATTAGATTTTGATAGAATTAAGACTGATCCTGTATATTTTATAGAGGAAGTTATTAATTTGTCTGAGCCAAAGCTTAAGTTAAGTCCTTATCATAAGGAATGGTTAGGTTTTGCATTTAAGTATCGTAGAATGAGTTTAATGGCATTTCGTTCTAGTGGTAAAACTGAACTTCTTTTTGTTTGTTATCCTATATTTAAAGCTTTTACTTGTCCTGGTTGGCAGGGGATTGTTACTAGTAATTCTGAGAGGCAAGCTGTTGATATTCTAAGAAGGATTAAGCAGCGAATTGAGAGTAATCCTATTTTGAAGACTAGCATACCCCGTACTAGGGGTGACACTTGGAGTAAGACTGAGATAGTTTTGAGTAACGGTTCTTGGATTGCTAGTAAACCTTATAATCCTAATCTTAGGGGATATCATGTTGATTGGATTGGTATGGATGAGATGGGTGAATATCGTGATCATGAGATATTAAAGAAGGTAATAATTCCAATGCTTAGGGCCAAGAAAGGAAGTTTGATTGGTGTTGGGACTCCTACTAGTGAACTTGATTTACTTCATAGTATTGAAAAGGACGATTTCTTTAGATCTTTTAAAACTGAGCGTTATCCAGCGGAAGGTGAGAAAGGTAATTTGTTTAATGTCCGTTATCCTGATGTTGAGGTTCGCCATGAACAAAATATTATAGAATTATGGGAAGAGGGTGAATTGGTTGATAGTTATGGTTCTATGGATTGGTCTCAGGAATTTTTGTTAATACCTTTGGGAACTGATGATCAGATGTTTCCTATTACTATTGTTCAGCCTTGTTTGGATGCTTCTCGGCCTTTGGCTCTTAGGAAAGAGAGTTATGTAAAATATTATATGGGATTGGACTTTGCGATTAGTGCAAGTAGTGCTGCAGATTATACTGTTGTCACTGTTCTTGAGAAACATCCTGATGAGGATAAGTTGAGGTTAGTTTTTATTGAACGAAGAAAAGGTATGAGTTATGATGCTCAAAAAGCTATGATTACTCGTTATTGTGATATATTCCAACCTGCTAAGATTATGTGTGATGATGGTAACATAGGTAAGATTTTCTTACAAGACCTAAAAAAAATGCGATATCCTGTTGAAGGTTATCATTTTGGTGGAGCTGGTGTTATTATGTCTCAGAGTAAGCGTGAGTTGTTTATGGCACTTAGAGAATTATTTGAACGTGGTCAGATTGTAATAAACGCTAGTCAGGGAGATTTGAATACTAAGATTAAGATTAATTATTTGTTGGACGAGTTGACTAAGTTTGGTATATATCAAGATCCTCGTACTAGGACTGTTAAGTTCCAGGGTCGTGGTAAACATGATGATATGGTTGATTCATTGGCTTTGGCTGCTTATGCTGGTCGTAATTTTTCTAAAGGTTGTTTTGTTGTTGGTCGTAGTGGCACGGTTCGCAGTCCGATTTTAGCACGAACTACATAAGATTTAAATATAAGTTCTTCTTAGTAATGTGTATCTTAGTATAGTTTTTCGTATATTATTAAAAAATAATGAGGTGTTTACTCCTAAATTGAAGATAGTTGAATCAATTAAAGGTATGTTTAATTCTAGTTCTCCTAAGTTTAATTCTATTACTGAGAGTGGTATGGGTTTGGTATTTAGAGCAAACCATTCAAAACAGATTGATGACGATAAGCAAGATGATGATTATGGTAACTTATTGATTGAGTTGCGTAAAACTTATATGAACATGCCTTTGGTCCAGGGTCAAGTTGACATAAAGACTGATCAAACAATTCAAGAGTTTCATTTTGAAGGTCCAAGTAAGGTTAAGAATACTAAGTTTGCAGATGAACAAAATCTGATGCAATTCTTTCATCGTATTTGTAAATTGATGTTAATTTACGGTAACGGTTATGTTGAGGTTGTAAAAAGTCGTTCTGGTAAGATTCAAGATTTAAAGATTTTAAATACTGAATGGATGCGTGTTATTCGTAAATCTAATGGTGACGTTATCGGTTATTTACAAAAGGTTGCTGGTAAGGATGCAATTATCTGGGGTAGTACTGGTAATGCTAATCGTGATGCCCTTCTTAAGAAATTACCTTTGAAAAACATTTCACATTTCCGTTATAATGTAATTGGTAGTGAGAAGTATGGTACTAGTATGTTCCACAGTTCACTTCCTATGATTAGTGTTAAGAGTGGTATGGAAAGTGACTTACAAAAGTTAATGAAGCGTTATATATCTCCTTTGATACATTTGAAAGTTGGTAATGATGATTTGCCTGCAAGTTCTGGTGATATTGCTACTGTTAGTTCTGAGGTTCAAGATATTAATAGTGAGAGTGAGTTTGTCACTAGCCATTTGGTTGAAGCTAATGTTTTAGGTTTTGATAAGAAAGGTGTTGAGATAACTGCTCCTTTTACTCATGTTGATACACAGATTATTGCCGGTGGCCAAGTTCCTAGTTTCTTGTTAGGTATGGGTGCTGGTGTTGATAGGGCTGTTGCTGAGGTTGGCCTTCGTAGTTTTGGTCGTCACATAAAAAGTATTCAGCGGTCTTTGAAAGTTCAGTATGAGGATCAGATTATTGTTAAGCATGGGTTAGGAACTAACAAAGATAAATTAGTTTGGAACCAAGCAGATGAACGTGATACTGATTTAGAAGTTGAACAAGTACGTGGTTTGGTAACTGATGGAATTATAACTCCTCAGAAGGCTAATGATTTACTTGCAGAGATTGATCCTAAGTTTGCTGAGAAATTACCAAACCCTGTAGAGTTGGCAACTCCTAGACCTGGCCAAGGTAAGGGTGGCGATAAGATTAGTCAGTTAGAATTACCTAATGATCCTACTAAGAGTACTCGTGTTAAGCCTGGCAAACGTGTTGTAAAGTCTGACGTAAAAAAACCTGGTGATGACAAATGAGTATTTTTGTTGCTAGACGTAGAATGAAGAATGAAATCAAATTACCAATTTATAATTATGATGGTGAACAGGTTGGAACTTTTAGTAGCAATACTGGGAAGCATACAACTTTTGTAAAAAAGATGTCTAGTCTTGATATGTTACATAGCGGTTTTAATCATGTTGCAAAGAGTGCAAGGAATGGTGCAGAATTATTTTCGTTAAAGAACATTAGCAAACATTTGGGGTTAGAATAAGATGTCAACATTCAAATGTCCAATTTGTAAGGATATTCATCGTGTAAATAATCGTTATGATCAACAGGATTACGATTGTCCTAGTACACATTTGCATAAGCGTAGACAATTTCAAGATCAGAAACCTGATGATATAATGAGTAGGAATGCTTACAATTGGAACAGTAGGTCAACTCGTGTTGACGAACATAGGTCAGTTACAGTTATTCCAGCGGTATTAAAATCAGATCAAAACAAGATAACTAAATCCAAAACTCGTAGGAGTTATAATTGGTAATGGGGAAAAGAGGTGTTTAATCATGCAAGAAAAATCACAGAATAAGTTTAAAAGATTTAAGATACAAGGTACTGCATTAAAACCTGGTATGAGTGTTAACGGTAAGAATTATACTTCTCATCACATTGAAGAGAACAGTGGTAAGGAGGTAAAATTATTTTACAATGACGATCATATTTCTAGCGCTGATAATGTATTAGGTAAAGTTAATTTATTTGAGGAAGCTGGAGTTTTAAAATATGAGGGTTGGATGATGAACACTGATAATCATACTGATGTTGTTCAAAAGACTCAGAACGGTTTATTGGACGTTTCGATTTCTGCTTTAAAGAATGATGAAGAGATGGAATCTATCAACATCCGAAATTTACACTTAGTAGCTTCTCCTGGTATTCAGGGTGCAGATGTTCAAAGCATAGTTGCTGAAAGTTTTAGATTTGTTGAAGTGAATGAAAAGAAAGATGCGTCTACAAAAGTGGACCAAACTAAACTGATAAAGGAGGCGAGTATAATGGAAGAACAAAAACTTGATACTAAGAAAATCCTACAAGAAAATGAGGACCTTAGAAAACAAATGAAAAATATAGTTGTTGAATCTGTACTAGATGTCAACCCAGAATTAAAGAAAGCAGATCTTTTGAATGAAAGTATTGAAACTCTAACTCTTATGAAGAAGTATGAGAAGAAATTAGCATTAAAAGAATCTGAAGAAGCTCCTAAAGAGGAAGAAAAAAAAGAAGAAGAATCTGAAGAGAAAAAGGAAGAAGAAGAACCAAAAGCTGAGGGTGAAGCAGTAGCTGAACCAGCAGAAGAAAAGAAAGATGACGAATTGAAAGAGAGTTATGCTGACGTTGAAGGTAATTTAACTTTGAGCGAATCTGCGTACAAATCTTACAATGAATCTTTCAGAAAAATATTATAATAAACGAGGTGAAATGAAATGGCACAAAGTGGATTTATGTTTTCCGATGAAGGAAGAACATTAAGTGTACTAAATGATAGTACAACTAGTACAATCTTAGCAGGGGAAATATGTTATGTAGTTCCTGGCGAAAATGATAACGTACTAACTCAAACCAGCAGTACTGCTCGGGCAGCTTACGCAAGTACAGATGTCAAAGTAAAAAGTATTGATTGGGGGACAACAGCGAATATTGGTGAAGTTTTAGGTGTGGCTTTAGAAGATGCACCTGCTGGCGGTAAAGGCGCTATTGCTATGGAAGGATTATTTATCCATCAAGTAATTGGCGGTGTTGAAGCTGGCGGACCAGTACAAGCGGCTGAAAATGGCACTAATAAAGTTAATGCTTTAGGTGTAGCAACCACAACTGTTGGAGTAGCTATTGTAGCAGACAAGTGTGGTAGATTTATAACAGGAGCAAGCGGAGCAAACGAATTTGTTGTTTGGAAGCTGTCCTTATAAGAGGTGAAAAAAAATGCCAAGTCAATTATTATCAACAGATGGAGCAGACTTTGCAAGTTCCACAGCAGGAAGTTCAACAGGTTCTTATTTAGTACCTAGAACTCTTCTTGGTGAAGTTATGAACGCAGTTAGAAAAAAGCTAGTTTTAAGAGCTATGGCTGCTAGAGTATTTGGCCCTGGTCAGATCCCTGGTAGGACTTTAGTAATTCCTTTACAAACAGACAACTCAAGTTTGATGTTAGTAGAAGAAGTACATGAAGGAGCAGAATTTCCATTGACTCAAACAATCTTTTCAAATCTAACTTTAACACCACTTAAGTACGGTGCTAGAATCGGATTTACAAAAGAAATGTTAGAAGATGGAATTGTTGATTTAGCTTCTTACCATGCTGAATTAGCAGGATATGAGTTTGCAGATAATGAGGAAGCTCTTATCGTTGCACAACTTAACGCAGCTAGTAATGCAGCTAGTAATGATGTTGCAAATTCAAATGCAACATTACCTATCTCTGACATTACAAAAGCTATGCAAAATCTAGAAGAAAACAATTATATGCCTAGTGATATGATTGTTGGTGTAGAAGTTGCAAATGATTTGCGTAATATCGACACTTTTGTTGAAAATGACAAATCTGGTGTAAACGACCCTACTAAAAGTTTAATAGGAAAAATTTTTGGTATGAATGTTGTTGTATCAAACAATGTAAGTGCATTATTGGCTTATGTTATTGATAGAAACCATGCATTTGTTATTGCAGAGAAAAGACCTTTGTCAATTGAAAACTATAAAGACTGGAGTAGAGATACTGAGTTTGTAGTTGCAAGTCAAAGAATCGCAATTGCTGCTTTAAGAAATAAAGCTGTAAGTGAAATAACTACAACATAAAGTTGTAATTTTTTTATTTTTTTTATTTTATTAATTAACAAGAGGTGAAAATAATGGTATTTAATAAAGGATTAAAAAACGGATTAAATCCAAACTGGGGTGCTCCTGGTGCTGCTTTAGAATATGGTAGTATGGAACATGGTTCTGGAACTCCTGCACATGCTGCTCCACAAGGAACAGTATATATCAAATTAGATGCTACTCCTGGGAGTGCAAGTCACTATCGTAATACTGATGGGTCAACAACTTGGGCTGCCATGAGTGATGATTAAACAAATTATTACTTAAGAGGTGAAATAAGATGAGTGCTTTAAGAGATGGATTGGGAGGTCAACCTGGCCTTTCTGGTATTGAAGAACAAATGGATTTGAGTGTTCTTTTTTCAACTGATAATAGAATATATTTTAGAGATGCAGCGTTACATATTTATTCAAGTACCGATGGTCAATTAGACATTACTGCTGATACTATGATTCAGTTAAGTGGTAAATTAGGTTTAGACTTATCATCTGGTGCTGCTAGTGCTAGTGGTTTATTGATGGGTACTGGTACAAGTGGAAGTCCTGCTACAACCGCTGCTGCTGGTAATATGTTCGCAGAATTTAGAACACAAAGTACAGCAACAAGTGGCGATAGTCGTGGTCTTTATTGGAGACATGAACTAAAAGGGACTGCAGTAAGTGGAGAAGCAATAAGAGCTTTTACTAAACTTTCAGCAGCTTGTGCAACTGCAAGAGGTGCGCATATATCTCTTGATTTGAATAACTCACCGCAAGGTAGTGTTACAGGTCTTGGTGCTGGTATAGATGCTCAGTTATTACTTTCTAATACAGCTTTACCGGCTGGTGGAACTTACACAGTAGTTAATGCTGAAATTTATTCTGCAGGAACTACAACTGACCCAGGAGCAGTTACAGAACTGTCTTACTTTAGGGTTGTAAATGGTGGAGATTCAACTGGTGCTGCTGACGTAGATGATGATGCATATTTGTTTAGTGTCCAAGGTTTTTCTGAAGGAACAGGTAATATGTTTTCAGCAGGAGCTGATGTTGCTGCGGCTGCAACTTTAAAATGTAAAGTTGGAGCTACTGAATACTTTGTACTTCTTGCAACAGGAGAATCAAACTAAATATTTTTTATTTTTTATTTTTTTAATTATTACCGAGGTGGATGAAATGAGAAAGATTAAGATTGAAACATGGAAAGCTAAAGGTCCGGAAGGACAAGAGATAGAAGAAAACACTATTAATGCATTAAGCATTTTAGTTAGCAATAAAAAACCAGAAGAGATGCCAAGAGGTTTGGATAAGTTCAGATTATTTAATCGTCTTAGTAAAGCTTTTGATAAGGCAAATGATTCTGGAGAATTAATACTTGAAGAAACTGATTACAAATTTTTGAAGGATACAATTGAAAAGGATATCCCAAGCAGTTGGGGTATGAATCCTGACATTTCAAAAGCAATTGAATCTTTTTTAGAAGCAGAAGGTGAGTAATATGTGTTTAAAAAAATTAGAATTAGAACTTAAGAATTGGGAAGGTAAGAATCGTTATATTGAGAATGGTCTTAGAAATGAGATTAGAGAACTCAAGAAATGTTCTAGCGAACCTAAAGAAGAATCTAAGGAAGAAAAACCTAAAGAGGCAAAATATTCTGAGGATCAATTATATGCTCTTAACAAATCTGAACAATTAGAAATGTTAAAAGATCTTGGTGTAACAAAATATCCTAGATTTGAAAAAGGAAGAGTAAAATTAT